CCCGTTAAGGCAGGCCGGTTTTATAGTATTGATTTTGCAGACTCGCGGTCGGCTGGTGGTATTGAAAACGGGCTTGCGCCTTCATTCATGCCAGTGACAAAAGCCCCCGACATTTGGATCAAGAGCCTGGCTTCCCATTGCTCAACTCCACCAGCTAAAAAGTGATCGTAATCGCGCAGGTCGCCCCAACTTAGCGCAGCGACGCCGCCCATTGGCTGTGACTTAACCGGCCCAGCTTCCATCAAGATTTCTAGCAAGTACCCGCCCGCGTCCAATTCAACAAAGGGCGCGGGCGTTTGGCTTGCGTGATGGCGCATCAACCGGCTTTCTTTTGGCCGCTTAGATGTGTCACCTTTCATTTCAATGATAGCGTTAAGCCATCCAGCTTGTTGCGCGGCGAGAATTAACCGCTTTTGCCGTTTCCCAAGCGGTTAGCCTGCTTAGATGCAAACTCGCTGCATTGCTTTGAAAACGGGTTGTTTTTCATTTCGTAGGTGGCCTCACCGTCTTTGTTCAAAACGGGGTTGCCATCGTCGTCTTCTTTGACGCCCATGTCTGGGAATGACAGGCCAAGAAACCAAGCCGCATCTGCAACCGTTGCGGGCTTGTCGCCTTTGTTGACGTTTTCAAAGCCCATGATGAATGGGGCCGCAGCCTCAACCATCTGGTTATGGACGTCCTCCATCACGCGGGCGTCGTCTTCAGCGTCTTTACCCTTTGACTTCTTGGACATCATCGCGGCCTTTTGTGCGGCTCGCATTTTGGCTTGCATAGATGCCGATGCCGTACCGCGCAGAATGACCCGACACGGCTTGTCGCCGTCCATCATCGGCTCGTTTGTCCACACGTCGAGAATCTGCATAGGCGATCCGGCTTCCGCGATTGCGCGGCTGTCAAATTTAGAAAAATCCATAGTCTGTTCCTTTGGTCCTGGTTCAAAGTTGAGGGCGCAGCAGGCGAACCAACCCCACCGCGCCCCCGTCCGCCTGGGCGGATTAGGCTGGCTCTACGTCATCGACAGTAAAGTCATTCTGCTTAAAGCTGATCGTTGCACCCTCAAAAGACGAGTCGTCCTTTTCGTTAAGGGCATGCGTGTGCAGGTAGCCAGTCGCATAGGAAACAACGTCGCCAGCGACAGGCGCAGGTCCGTCACCAGTGTCAGTGCCAGAACCGCGAACAATCTTTAGGGAGTAAAGGCCAGCCTGAGCATTAGCCGCAACGATTGCTGTTGCAATGCCTGTGTCCGCACCAGTGCCGTGGAAAGTGAAGGTTGAGTCGTTACCCGTTGCTGCTCCCTTAACGCCAGACGTGAAGCCAGTTCCAAGGTCTGACACGTCAATGTTTGCGTGTGTCACTCCAAAAGAAGGCAACATTTGCGTGCCTTTGAGTTGCACAAAGGTCAAGGCTTCGAAACCTGCTGTGTTGTTCGTTGCAGGAGCGCCTGCTACTCCGTAGAGCGTAAGGCCAATTTGATTTGCTGTAGTCATTTGCTTAGTATCCTTTCAAGCGATATGGACCCCTCGTGGGGGGTTGTTATTTGAGGGGTCGCCGCTCTGCCGTTATTGGCACCCGCGTGCGGGGGTATTTCTAAACCTTGTACCAGCCGATTGCGGCCCAAGCGTCAAAGTCTTTGGCGAGGGGATTTGCAAACGCGCCCGCCTTGTTTGTGAGGTAAACATTTTCTGCTTTGCGTGGCTTTGGTGCCTCCGCAGGCAGGTCCGTCATCTTTTCGTCAATGCGGATCGGGTAGGTTTGTTTCTTGCTCATGTTATGCTCCGATAACTGATATAGATTGGTGTTTCCCATCGCTGGCCTTCTTGCCGCCCGCTGCGAATGGTTGTGCCAACGATTGTGACTTCGGTGCCGTTGGCGGTGAATCGTTGGGCGCGCAGAAAGTAGGCACCGATTGCGCCCGCTTGCTTGCGGGTCACAATGTCGTAAACGTCCAGCGGTGAAACCAGCGTCACAATCAAAAAGCCTTGCCGCGTGTAAACCTGATCTGACAGGCCCAAAGGCACGTCGTCGTTGCGTAGGTGCTGGATAGTGAGGTGTTCACCCGCTGGCTTGTCGCCGCCCTTACGCGGCCAGATTGCAGTGTATCCAAGCGCCGCAATCATTACCTCGGCGCGAGCGTTTAGGGCTTGCGTGATGTCGCTGTCTACGTCGCTCATGTGCGGCTAACCTCTACGCTTATTTGATTGACGACTTGCGCAAACTCTTGAACCGTAAGGCCCACCATTCCCGCAGGGGCTTGCCGAGAGAACCCGCCAACAGTCTTTGGCCCGTCTGGATAGCCGCCTTCTTCCAGCTTCATAATGTAGGGCAGGTTGCTGGTCAGATAGATCGTGTCGCCAGCCTTGAATCCTGCCGACGCGGCAACGGCCCTAGACATTGTTGCACTGCCGTCCTTGTCGCTAAGTTCAACCGTTCCCGTCGCGGGCGTGCCAATTGTAACCTGCCAACTTGCGCGCGCTGGCCCCTTATCAACGGGCGTTTTGTAAATAACGCGCCTAAACAATTCCAAGGCGACCTTGCGGCCTACCTGTGTCATCTTGCGTTCGGTCTTGACCTGCCAAGCCCTGATCTGGTCCTCAAAGCTACCCACGACAAACCAGATCGTTAAGCGCCGTCACGCCACCAGGCGCAACGCGGCCAAGCATGGCAACGGTTAGAGTGCCACGGTCGCAGGCGATTAGGTCGTCAAGAGTTATTTCAATTGATGTGGGTTCAACTATTACCTGATAGTCGCCCGCTTGTATGTTGGTGCCGTCAATGCGCCGCTCTGCAATCTCAAACACCGCCATGCGCACAGATACGGGCGCGGGTGCTGTGCCTGCCGTGCCGCCCGTAGGATCGGATGGACCGCCGCCGCTTGCCGTTGGTGTCGGCTGTTGAATGGTGCCGGTCTGGATTACGTCGGGCTGTTGTGCGGCCAGTTTGTCAAAGGCCCCTGTGACACGGCTGCGAACGGTTGCCATTAGCCGCGCACCATGTTTGCCATACCAACGCCGCCGCGAATGTAGCCGCGCAGCAGCCCTTCAACCGCAACAATGCGCGGGGTGGATGTAGGCAGCGTCTCGGCTTCCAGTGTAATTGGGCCGACCTTGATGGTGTCGCTTGTGACGTTCGTTTCGATTGTTGCGAATGGATCAAGACCGCCCTGCAAGATGTAGGCCACCTCAAACTGCGCGTGAATAATATCAAGCGGGATCGTGTCGGGATTGATCGGCCAATCGTCAACCAAGTCGTTGACAAGGCGAGGCCATGAAAGGGCTTGGTATTGATATTGCTGCATCCCGATGAATGAGTATTTGCGATCAAGGTAGATTGCGGCCTTGCGCAAATTGATTTCGTTTGCGGCGTCGGTGCCTGAAAGCGTAAAGCCCATTGCCAGCGCATACGTTGTATAAAACGCAAGCGTGCCGTAGCTGTCCGAGGCCGTGCCGCCGATTGTGGTATCTAGTGCCATTGTGCAAACCCTCTAAACTTAGTGAGGGGGCGAACCTAAGTCCGCCCCCCTGCTAAATTTAGCCGAGCAATGATGCCACGAAATCAGGCTTCCAAACTTTGGCAGCGTAGAAGGTTGTGATGTCAAACATCTTTTTGCCGTAGCCGTTGTAGACTGCGATTTCGTACACGACGCCAGAGAACGGGTCTTGCACGGTAAGGCGGTCAATTGCAGCGTCGCCGCCCAAAGGCATGGCAGGCGGACGAATTACCAATTCGCAAGCGGCGCGGTGAAATGCGACGTTTCCGGCGTAATCATTCAAGACAGTGATTGCGTTGTTGTCGGGAATGGCAACGCGCAAGCCAGGTGCGGCAATAGTGATGGTGCCAGAAGTTCCGACAACGCCCGTCTCAACGACGTATTTGTTTGCAGTGTCAGCCGCAAACGTGATGACATCGCCAGCCTTGTATCCTGTTGAGCCAGCCGTTGCCCCATCAAACACAACAGCGGTCGCACCGACTGCAAGAGCGCCGTTTACAAGCCCGCTTACTGCCGTGCCTTTGACGTGCTGGGCAATTCCAGCGGACTCTTTGAGCATAAGCCCTTGAAGGTTGAGCAATTCGCCACGGCGCAACAAGTCATCTCCGCCTGCTTCGCTTACCTTTTGCAGTTGCGCAAGGTTGCGCAGCTTAACGCCAGCCGCAGAGTTCATCGCAATAGTTGCTTGGCCGTCAAGTGGCATCCCGTTGTCAATGAGGATTTGGCGAACTTCGGCAACCTCATTGAAGTTGGAGCCGAAAGGCGTAGTGCCAGCCGTACCAATGGCGCGCGATGCACCCTGAGAAAGAGTCAAAGCCACGTGGGTTTCGATTTTGTTTGTAATAGTGCGGAATGCTTGGGCGATTTGGTCGCCATAAACAGTCTCGTATCCAGCGCCGTTGTTGAGGTGCTTGATGTCTTCGCCAGTGTACGGGATTTGCACGTTGGCAACCTTGTCAATGGTCATCGTCTTGTTCGCGACTGTCTGGTCGTCGCCTTCAGGAATGGTCATTGCAGGGGTGTAGGTTTCGTTCAGCGTTGGCTGTGCTGTGACAGCGGCGCGAACGGTATCACCGAAAGCTGCGCCTTCGGAACCTGCGTTGATTGTTACGGATGGAATGACGCCAACCAATTCACGGCCAACGATGTCGGCTGCGCGGTAGATGTCGGCTGCAAGGTCTGTGAGTACGTTAGCCATTGGGCTATTCTCCTAATGTGCGGTTAGTCTTTGACTACGCCGCCTGATTTTGAATGGGTTGCACGCTCAATCTGTGACATTGCGTCAAAGGTCGCTCGTGTAACGGATGGCTTGTCAGGCGTCCCGCCCTGTGATCCGGCTGGCTTCCCGCCGCCGCCCTTGCCTGCATCACGAACCGCGTACGATTTGGATGTGGCAAGTTCCTTCGCCAGATCGGCTAAGGTCGCACCGTGATCGGAACCTGATCCAATCATCGGCTTTCCGTCAGACGTCATCACCTGAGCGGTGCCGTCTTCTGCAAACTTGAGACGAACCATTGCGCTTGAGGCAATGTCGTCAATTGATTCTGAGATAAAGCCCGCCTTCGCCAACTCTGCCTTGAGGTCGCTAGATGCGCCGCGCTGCATCATCTTGGAAATGCGGTCGTTAGCGCCGGTTAGCTTGCCCTCGTAGTCTGTTTTCATCGCGTCCAGCTTGGCCTGTGCGTCTTCGCTGCCCTTGCCGTTGCCCTTAGCCTTTTCGGTCAGGTCTGCAATCTTTGCCTCAATGTCGTCCGCCGTGCCATACTTAGAATACGCCGCAACGTTGCTGCGTTCCTTCGACAGCGCGGTTTTAAGGCCGCTCACGTCTTCTGGTGCAGCAAGTGCGCCAAGGTCCAATGAACCCTCTGATACGTGGCCCTGAAGCCATTCTGGAAGGGTGGTTGCGTCGGTTACTTCGATTTTCATAGTTCAGCTTCCCGCTGTTAAGGCGCTGGCATCCCGCCAACGCAAAAAGCCCCGCAGATGCAGGGTTGTTTGGTTCGATTGTTGTTCGTGTGTTAGGGCTTAGTTTACAACTCGACTAAGCCAATTCAAAAGGCCGCGCACCCAAGTCAACGGCGGCAGGCGTTCAAGCTCAAACATCAGACCGTCTACCGCTTGCTCAAGGTCGCAGAGGTGCGTGTTGTCGCTGTGCATGTATGGCTTGCCGTGTCGATTCATTCGCCCGTTAGCTCTTGGGTGACTGTAACATTAAGGTGAGCCAAACTGTGGCCTAAAGATAAAATAGCCACATCAAAAAGTTTGGTGTCAACCCTTAGCCCCGCATCCCTTGCAGCCCTCGACGCGTCGTTAAATGCCTTGCGTGCGTTATAAACGGCGTTGGCGTGTTCTTGATCGGTCATGGTTCACCTTTGGTTCGTTTAAGTCACAGTTATTCAAGCACAGAAATACACCACTTTCGCGCGAGGTGCAAGGGGTTCGTTAAATGCGTGCTTGCAATTCCTCAAGCGACAACGGACGCCCGTTTGCATCCATCAAATCACGGAACGATATATCCCCGTCGCGCCATAGCTTTGCACGGCCAACGCCAAGGTTTTCGTTCTGCTCGGCAACCGTGCGCCGTGATAGCCAGCCCTCAAATGTGGTGTCTTGCGGTACTTGCCCGTCAAGGCTTGCGCGTGTGGATGCAGGCACTTCATCGATGTCTAGGCCAAGCTCCCTAAACGATTTTAGCACGGGTGTTGATGTTGATCGGCAGCCCCAATGCAGCCTGCCGGGTCCGCCAAACCAAGGCAATGAATGCCCAATGGGTTCATGCGTGCCAACCGTGTACGTCAGCCCGTCGCGCGCGCCGCATTGCTCTGTTGTGCGCAGATCAATCGTGCTTAACCATTGCTCGGCTTTGATAATGTCGTCGTTTTCATTGTATACCGCTTGCCGCGATGCCTGAGAGACGGCTTGCGTTGCCGATCTAACAAGGCTGTCAGCGTGCGCGCGCGTTATGTCCATAAAGCCCTTGACAGCTTCGCCACCCTGCCGCCCGCCACGAATGCGCCTGATTAGCTGCCCGTTGGTTTCACCTTGGGCAATGCCCAGCCGCATGTTGTCTTGGAACCGCTGTAGCGTGTCGCCAGCCTGCCGTGACAGCCAATCTGACACCGGAGCGCCCTGCACCAGCAGATCGCCCGTGATGGCCACAAGCTGCCCGCGTGTAAGCTCTGTGGTGATAAGCTGGACGCCCGCGCCTTGGTTGATTGCCGATACCGCAAACCGCGCTTCCATGTCCGCAATTTCGCGCAACTCATTCGCAAGGCGTTTGCCCTCTGTGCGATAAGACGCCGTGATTGTTTCCTTGACCTGCGCCAATAGCTTTTCAAGCCGCGCTTGTCGTCTGGATATGCTGCCAATCCCCGTCGGGTCGATCCGCGCAAGCTGTGCCACGATATCGCCTTGCAACTCATTAAGGAACCGCGACACGTCACGCGCTTGGCCCGCCGCCAGCCTTTGCAGGTCCAGCGCGCGGGTTGTCATGCGGTCAAGGATTTTGTCGTTTGCGTTTGCCATTACAGGGCCGCGTAGGCGATCAAGCCTGTGACGTTTGCCGCGACAGTTAACGGCGTGGCATCACCGTCAGCCGCGCCCAAAGTAATCGCAAACGAAATGCCGATTGAAAAGTCAATGCCAATCAATGCGGGCAGGGTAAAGCTAGAACTTGACACTGCAGGGATGCCGATTGTGATTAGTGGAACATCGGTCCCAACAACAGGCGCGCTTGCCTTGTTGTACAACTTAACGTACCTCACACCGTCGCCGCTGTTTTCCATATGCAGAATTGAAATGTTGGCAGGCACGCTTGAAACTGCGGTTGCGTTGGTGGTGGTTGCTGAGATGAATTTCTGATATGTTACGGTGGCACCGCTTTGCGCAATGCCCACGTTACCAATTTTCTTGGTTGTCTCGGGGTTCAGCGTGACCGGACCAATGGCGGCGATAAGGCCCGATGAGTTTTCGTCCCTATGCCCGTATGCTACACCTTCCACAATTCCTGAAGTGTAAGCTGTCACACGGATGCGAACAAACTTGTAGATCGTTGGCAACTTAACAAGCCGATTTTCAGTCGTTGATGATTCGCCAATTGCCTGCCCTCCGCTTGGGTTTGATGTAACAATAGGGTAGAACGTGCCACCGTCGTTAGAGCCTTGGAATGATACCGTGCCAGACCAAGTACCGGTTAATTGTAAACTGATAAACTTGTATTGTGACACGTCAAGAGCTGAAAGCAGATCGTCGTTTAAGGCTGCCACGTCTGTTAATGGAACAGATATTGGCAAAGACTGGAACCCCTCAATGCCTTCGCTGCTTACGTTTGTGACCCGCAAGCCTTTACCAACTGGAAACACACCTACAAGGTCCGTGCTGTCACCTGATTTAATTTCTACTGCCATTCTCGTATCCTAACCTAAAAGCCATTGGACTTTATATTTGCCACTCGCAGGTGCGTTTTCCATAGTACCGTATATCGTAAATCCAACACCAGCTACAATTGCAAATGCCTCAACTCTAATAGGGTCAATTAATAAATCTTCCGCTGTGTGATCTTCTGTGTCTTCAATACGCATTTTGCAAAGCACAACAGATGTCGCTGTAATTGATGCAATACCAGTGACTACAACAGTTGCCGTTTTAGAGGATACACCGAAGTCTAACTCAGATATACCTGAAGGAATCTTTACTTGTCCACCGCCACCAGCATTATATACTAGGGGAACTTTACCATCTGCACCCTTAGGCAACTCACCTGAGTCTTCTTTGCGACCATCAGTGTAGGTAGTAATCAAATGACCTTTAGGGTTAATCTTAGTTGACTTTACACCAACTCCAGTATCACCTTTGTCGCCTTTGTCACCTTTGTCACCCTTGATACCACTGAGGCCCCTGTTACCTGTGACACTCTCGCCACGTAAACCTTTGGGACCTCTTATGGTATCGCCTTTGTCACCCTTAAGCCCTACAACAGAGTCACCTT